ATGTCGTTGTCAATTACAGCCTGCGCATTTTGACCAACCGAACTGGGGTCATCGATCCGCAGACCTCCACCAACAGGAGCCGAAACACCACCAACCAAGGTGTTGGTTGCTCGCGGTAAGTCGAGTGATGCGATAGATCGCATCGTTACCTCACCACCGCTTGCACTAGGGCCAGCCGCAAACTGGGCCGCTAAAGCGGTGTCCTTAAAACTCGGAACAATCGTGGCGATGTCGCCAGTGATAACAATCGTTAGCTCAAGAACGTCATTCGCTCCAGCAACTATCGAGTTGACTGATCCAGAAGCCTGGATAAGTGCCCACGAATTCCCGTTCCAGCAATAGAGCTTGTCGTCATCAGTGTCGAGTACCAGTTGCCCGACGTAAGTTCCAGTTCCCGGAAGAGTGGCCTGGACTAATACAGAAGAGTTATCGGCAAGCTTGATCGCGGTTACCGCTTTATCCGCTAGCTCTGCTGTGCCAATACTTCCGGCAGGAATACTGAAAGCAACCTTCGCGCCTGGGATGCTGCCGTCATCAATTAGGGGGATGCCCCCTTGAATCAGATCTTTGACGGTTACTTTCTTGGTTTCACTGGCAGACAGGTCGGCCAGTGGGAGTGGATCGGTGCTAGCCAGCGAAGCTGCCGTAATCGGAGGCAGCTCACTAATACGTAAGTCGGGCATCGATCCTGATCTGTACTTTCTCTTATTCTATTGGTCTGCCTAAGCGTAATTTTTATTAGGCTTCAATTCCAATCTTGTCGTCATCCTCCTGAAGGATATAATCCAAATCTTCCTGCAGTAAGTAGCTCGGTGGCATACCCATCCGGATAGCAACAGGACCAGAAGTCACAAATTCAATTTGACTGCCCACGGGTTGAGTGGGCTCGAAGCTCATCGCAACATTGGTGATGATGCACAACGCCTCATACCAGATCGAAACCTCTGGACTGGCAAGGATGTAAAACCTTCCCCTAATCGCACCGCCCAGCTTGGTCCTAAGCACCAACTGGCTCATGTACTGCGGATAGGTGACCAAATCTCCTGCCCCGCAAGCGCAGGATTTGTAATCCCAAAAGCAACTAAGAGTGCCCTGACCAGAGATCAAGCCATTGGTGTAGTTCCTTCGATACTCCTCCCCAAGGCTGGTTAGATCCACTGCCTCCCTAGAGGTGGTCAGGCTCCAATCCCTAATGTTTGCAATGCATCGAAAGCGTTCCCTACCTAGCGAGATCGTGATGTCTTGCGCCTGGGTTGGAGCAACTAAAGGCAACGCCTGAGACTGGTTGCCATTGATTGCCTGCTGGTAATGCTCATATAGATAGATGCCGCCGATTGGATCTACGTGGCAAAACCACAGGCCATCGGGGAAGTCATGACCAGCCACCAACTGCAGATTACTGCCGTCAACAGTGCTGATCGCTAAACGATCACCCGTGATCAATGCCTCACGGTCATCGTCAACACTCCAACGGCGTCGACCAACATTCACGTCTTCAGGATCAAGCTTGCTGTAAATGGGGAGGTTATTTGACACCCTCTCCAGCTCGACAAAGCCCTCGTTTCCGAGATAAATGCCATTCATTAGATGTTCACCAGACGTGGAGCACCATTGGCTTCAAATGAAATTGCAGCCTGAAGCACTGTTCCCACCGCCATTGTCATCGAAGCGCTGGTGAGGTTCGCGTCGATCTCTACATACTTTCCCTCGCTGGTCGAGTCGTCTACAAGCAACTTCAAAACAACACTGTCAGAAGCTGGGGCCACCCCTGGCTCACTGTTCGCAATCCGCGCCTTGATTAGAGCGTTGAGCAGGGTGCTGGCGTCCCCATCCGTTCCAGAGGTTGGTTGGTAGTAGTAGAGAGAACAGTTGCCCGTTGTGCTCCGCGTTCCATATATCGACGTTCGATCTGTATCGCCTAGAGACGTTGTGTCCAGCAAACCAGCATTCGCGCTGAGCGTCCAGGTGCTTACTCGCGCTGCCTTGGAGCCATTGATATAGAGCTGACCCGATATTCCCGAAAAATACTCCACTAGATCACACCTCTGAGAGTTACGGACACGGTGCTGACTCCAGGCACCACTGACTCAATGTTAGGTGGTTTCTCATAACGCCATTCCACGCCTGTTGGTTCGCGTAGGGCTGCTGGTGTTCCTGCCCATCCTCCAAAGATTGCGTTGGCTTCAGCCGTAGTCAAATTGAAAGCCTGGTAGGTTCCGTTCTTGCTCAGGTAATGACCGAGGAAACTCTCCGCCTCAGCGTCAGGGATATTGGAATAGGTGAGGTTTATCTGCAGGTTGAATTGCAGGCTTCCAAACAAAATCCTCACTTCCGTGCCGCTCTGGGAGTTATACGTTTTTACAGGCCAGTTTCCCGGACTGTATTGGCGAGAGCTAGGAACCAGAGTTGAAAAGGCCATCAATAATCCTCTATAAATGAACTCTGATTGAGTAGATTGTCTCCAATCAGGCTAGCTCCACTGCTGGTGACAGGGTGCTCTGTTGCCTTGATACTCACCAGTCCATCCTCCTCTAACGTCAACTCAATCACCTGATAAATACCCCTCCCTTGCTCCTGGTATTGGAGACTAAATACAGAGTCAAAGAATATTGCATCAACCGCATAACCATCCATCACCTGCATGTCTCCCTCCATTACATCTTCCATGTCTCGACGATAGTAGAAGACCGGATAAACCATATCGTCAAAGGGGAAAGCACTTACAATCGCTCCATCACTTCCCACAACACCATTGTTGCCGCTCTGGTAAGGGGCAGAGATAGTGTCAACTCTGATGTAGTCGCCTGGAGATAAATCCAAACCATAAGGAGTGGTCTTAAATGTAATGCTATGGGTGGTGTGCCTTCTAAGTGATAATTGCAAAATAGCAACCAACTTTGCATGCTCTTTGCTACAACAAAATCCCGTTAGATCCAGTGTCTCCATTGGATAGGTGTCGCTTCCTGCTTCGTTCCATCGGAGAGTTAGAGTCTGCTCCTCGGGGAACTTATTGGGGGTTTCTTTTCTCCATCTGATATTGGTAATTACATTGCGGCGGCTCTCCGCTGGGAGATACTGTAGTTCATAGCTGTCTTCTATAATATTGCCGCTGGTGAATACTGCTTTTATGGGGGTGGGGCCGCTGCTTATCTGACCTGCCGCTGTAGTAGGAACTGCTGGCTCTAACCCTATCTTTCCGTTGGAAATAACAAAATTAAGTAGAAGTTGAGGTGCAGTCTCTGCTGTGTAAGACCTCAGATTCACTTTGTCAGCAATCGCCCCATTATAGAAAATCTTATTTGTCTTCAAGAACGTACAACTTCGGGTAAAACTATCTGTATCCACCAGATCTTCAGCAAAGATCCTGCCAATACCTGCCTTTTCATCTGTTAATAGGAAGTAAATAAGGTCAGGAAACATATTGCTAGGCCCAATTGTTCCTAGTTCTGATGGGTGGAACCGCTGGACGGGAACACCATTTGCTAACCAGTACCTCATTTGATCGAGGCTGGAGAATGTTCTGCTTGCCCGTAACGCCAGTCCCGCCAGGGTCAGACGGTCATATTGCGGTACAGGTTCCTCCATTACAAACTCGTTTACATAAGTGATGGAATGTTCTGGCCCGTTGGCTGCTGAAGTCTCCCGCTCTGTGTAATTAGACAGCTCTGTGATTTGTGCATTCTCTTCAAATACCCTGTCACTTCTAAGGCCCGGCACTTCCGCCTCAGTAACAACTGAAGAAAGTTGCAGCCTCACACCAACCTCACTCAATCCCTCTCTAAATGGGTTGTCCCCTGATACATCTACGGTGTAGAGGATCTGCTGTCCTACGGCCCAGTCGCCTGCTGTCGAGCCAGGCACTCCCTGGAATGATGTCGTTTCCCAGGCAGTGGTAAGTCCCCACTTTTGTTGGTAAGCCTCAGACGCTGTAGCCGTGGTGCCCGCAAACTGAAGCTGCGCTGTGCTTCCCGTTGGTCCCACTACATCAAAATAGATACCCTTGGCGGTTCCTAGAGATACATCGTCGGGATTGCCCAACATCTGGTACTCAAACGCACCCTCTCTTCCGCCTAGCGGGGCAGAGTCACTAGTTTGAGTAATAGTAAATCTACAGCCAACGGTTGCATAATCCTCAGGATTTCGTGGGTTGTTCGCAGTAGTTGCAATTGGGCAGTTTTGGGACTCTCCAACGTCCCAGTCTCCTGTGCTGCCTACTACCTCGACATTGGTAATTGTGAAGGCTCTATATCCTGGATACAATGGATTAGTTAGCTCAAAAGCAGTATTAACAACCCCGGTATATTTAATAGTTAAAGAGCGATTATATGTTAGTGAGGTATGTTGAACTGTCTTCGTCTTTGTTAGTCCATCGGAACTGGCTTGCCCAAATAGTTCATACATAAGCGCCGATTGTTTATACTGAGACTCCCCTATGGGTAGGTAATCATCGATCCTGACCGCCGTAGGCGAAGAAGACGTTTCAGTCGCTTCTGGAGCGGGCCAATATTCATCAATAGCAACCTGTTGAGGGGCGTTGACAGTAACAACCACAGTCGTCACCTCAGGGTCAGTCGCCATCTCGGGGCAGAACTCAATTTCGCTCTTTACAACGGTTCTTCCCAGGGCTTGGATTGTGAACATTCCATATGGAGTAACGTATGTACCCTGAAGCCTCGCACCTGTCATAGAAGTGCTGTTTATCCTTCCATCTAAAAGCCAAAGCTGCCTTTCGTCTGGCATATTTTGAGCAACATCTCCTCCGTTCTTAGGAATAAATCTGAACTCATATTCTTTCTCTTCGGGATGGTTAATACGAAGGAAATTATATTGATCGACAGGGGCATTTCCTTGTACGCAAAACTGTTCGGGTAGACTCTCCCAGGCAAAGGCATCTCCTCCAGGAGCTGCTCCGGCTGGTCTTACCTGGACAGTAAATACGGATGTTCTTGTAAAATAAGTATTCATAGTTCCGCTTTGCAAGCTATCCATATCTCTCTCTGCGTCTCTGATCACGTTTGCAGTGGGAAGTGCGGAGAAGTTACACAGACCGCTTGCCCTATTCCATACCTGAGAACGTAGGCCAACCTCAGTTGTAATACATGGCCGCGTGTTTCTTATCGTGGCTAGTTCTGCCAACATCAAGGGGAAAAAGCCTGGACCGGCTGTCAATCCCTGCCTATATGTATCACCGTAATTGTAGGTATTTTGTCCCTGGTCATCGGTTCTAACTGCATAGTTATAAACCATATTTTGAGACACATAACCAATATCACTTGAAGAGTCAAATGTCTCCACACACGTAAGGTTTATTTGCTGGCTGCCTCGTTCCTGGAAAGGTCCAATTTCCTCTTGACCCCATATAGGTAAAGATCTTCCTTGCACTACCCACAGAGTCTTCCCAATCATTACCTTTGTTCCTAATTGCAGTGCATTATCCGCCTCCTGCCGCATACGAATAGTTGCATTATTTATATCGTCAACAGGGGCAACTATTTCGTCTTGCTCGTTCTTGTAGTAAGTCTCCGCGATGAAACCACCCGCAATGCTGAAAACTATGGTGTCCCCTACTGCTGCCGTAACAACCCTTCTATTATCATCGGGGTCACCAGTGAAATTTTCTCCGTTGTAGTGGGTTACCCCCATGAAACGGCTATATTCCCGGCCCGTTCCCTTTTGGCCGAGATCTCGCATGTACTTATTGAACTTCGCATTTTCTAAATCCCCGCCATTCAGATAACCCCAAAAGCCGGTTACCTTTCCACGGCCCATCTTTATTGCCCAGTTCCGGTCTTGATCCGAATGCCTGTCGTCTGCCTCTCCAGGAGGATTAGGTAGGGGCATGAGCTGATAGTTAACGCGATACCCCGTACCGTTCGCCATGGGGGCATAACACCCAAAAATGTTGTTGCTGGTTGGTGAATACGAACCAGAAAACCATGGCTGTTTGCCGCTTGCAGTTGGTAAAAGGTATATGTCGTTATTGTCTTGCGTGTCTCCCGCTGCCCCTGAAGCGCGAGATCCGTACGCATAGTTTGCAGCTTGCATCCGGCCATTAACGTGGCTATTGCGGTTCCAATAAAAGGCAAACTTGCTACCCTCCGTTGCGTCTAAAGGGGTAGTGCCTAAATAAATTCCCGCTAAATCGGGACGTTCGATTCCACCCCCTAAACCCGCCTCACCAACAACAAACATCAACTTTGCGGCTTGCTCTCTGCCATAGCTCAACGTGCGTGACCATACCAATTGAGGAGAAGCCAAAATGCCTCCTATCTCTTCTTCATGGCGAGCAAAAACTACAGCTATTGGTGTCGCATATTCAGCTAGTTGGGCCTGAGAACTGAAACCACTAGTTGTGCCAAAGCGACTCCTCCCACTCCAATCCCCTAGGCGCGTATTGTTTCCTCGTCTTTGCTGCTCTGGTGTCTCCGGCTCTGGGATGTCCGGCTGCATCAATACCGAGACAGCCGTTGAAATAATCCCTACAGCCAGCGACACAATCGCAATGGTCATCGCATCATTTTCTATGTCTGGAATGTGTTCGTAGCCAGCGGGCCTTCGCCTTCCCTTAAATGCTGCTCTAGTGCTGAAATATCTGTACTCGTCTTCGCTCCATCCGAGCGTCTTGATTAAGTCTTTTTCAAAGGGCAGTAACGGAACCACCGTGCTTTTTGCTTCCCTATAGGGGACCAAGCCACCGCGTTGCTCTGTTTGTTGATGTAAAGAACCCCGCTGTGCCATACCACCATGAATATTGGGTTGGGGTCTGATGTCAGACCAACATCCCCATCATAAAGAGGGGTAATTGCTCGTTCTCCCCACGTAAGGAAAGCACGAGCAATAGTTATTCGGCTATCGGAATACCAGCTCTCTTGAAACTCCGGTGTTGGAATCTCCATCCTCTCAAGCACCTCATAGACCAGCTGGATGCAATCAATCGAGCCATCACCGCCGCCCAACTTGTAGGGCCGACCAATCAAATCAAAGCAATCAACCGAGTCGAACACCGGAACTCGTGGGTAGGCTTCCCACCAGATTCTTGGTCAAATTTCGTGCCGGAACACGACCTTGAACCGCATCAAGGATCGTGTTAACCACCAGATTTACCGTTGTATCATTCCAGCCACCATCGCTCACTTGACCCACATAGGTGTGCATTAACTCACTACTGGTTCGATCATCAGGATCAAGCAGCCGTACTTCCACTTTCGCTAACCACATATCCGTCACAGCACTGCTCACCCAACTTCTTGAAAGGGCGTTATTGGGAAAGACAAGAGTTGCGTCAACATTGTCGCCCTTACGATTCACCGTTATCCCTGAAAATCCAAAGGGAACAAAGGAATAACCATCAACAGACTCCTTTACAAAGAAGTTCTGAAACTTGCTGATGTCTGTCCCGTCGTGGTTCTGGAAGGTAAGAAAATTACCGAGTGCTAGTTCCATCAGATACCTAGTTTTTGACGGGTTGCTGGTGACATCTGAAGCCTACGCAGAGCCTTAGCCTCGCCAGCTTTAGAAGCCTGGTTAACGATGGTGGGGATTTGATCCTGCTTGATGTAGTTGGTGTCATTGAACTGCAGAACACCACCCGCAATGTTGATCGCTGATGGCTGGTCTGATCCCACCATTCCACCGGCAGTCTCTGTGGGTTCGGCTCCGTTGATTACAGAGTCACCACGCATTCCAGAGTTCCAGCGATCCATGCTGGATGACATC